ATATCCTGCTATAATGATGTCAGTATAGAAAGGAGCGATACAACATGAAACATCCCGAAGCACTCAAGGCGGTTTTTGCCGACACCGGCGCCAAGCAGAAAGACATAGCGGAATGGATCGGGGCGAAGTCCCAGTCTGTTGTGTCCGAGCGTATCAATCATAAGAATATTAGTGTAAAGTCTCTGCTGGAGCTGTTGGGCGCTGTTGGCTACGAAATCGTAGTCCGCAAATCCGGCGGAGATTACCAGGACGGCGAATATCCAATCCGGCTGATGGACTATGAGTAAGAGGTAGTGTGTTATGAAAAAAATCGTCTGTTTGGCCTTGGCGCTGCTCTTGGTTTTCCCCGCAGGCTGTGGATCACCGAAACCGAAGTCTGTATATTCGGATGATGCCGTATCTGGCATGCAGGATGCCATTGAAATTCTCGATACCGTTTTGGAGTCCGGTATGAGCACCAAGACGGCTCGGGCGAAACTCGATGTAATATCGGCTGGCCTTGAAAAAAGCGAGGATTCTATGGACCAGCTATGCGCTCTCAGAATATCCATGGTTGCCAGTCAGCTATCTTTTTGTGCGGAAGATGATTTTTATGAAGTCCGTAAGTGTCGTGACGGGTTATACGATAGTCTTTACGGCGAATAACAAAATAATGCGAACTTTTACTTGACAAAAGCGAACTCTATGGGGTATAATGGGTACAACAAAGAAAGGAGCGACCCATTATGAGCAAAAAGACCGTTGCGCTGACCACCGAGCAGTACAAGGACATTATCCAGACGATCCAAACCGGATTTACCGGCTTCCGCAAGAACGACCGGCTCGCTACGGTCCTTGTTCTCGAAGCGAACCTGGGTCTGCGTATTGGAGACATTCTGCAGCTGAAGATGAGCGACTTCATTAAGGACGGCGACCGGTACCGCTTGGATATCGTCGAGGAAAAGACCGGCAAGGCCCGGACATTTACTGTGCCGTTCCAGATTTACCAGTACATCGAGAATTTCTGCTTGAAGAACAGAATTGCTAATGACGAGCGGATTTTCCCGATTACGGAGCGAGCGGTTCAGAAGAACCTGAAAACAGTCTGTGATTATCTGGGCTATGACCGCATTGGTACGCACAGTTTCCGTAAATTCTATGCTACGGAGATTTACAAGGCGAATGGATATGATATCGCCCTGGTCCAGCACCTCCTGCAGCATAGTAGTCCGAATGTGACCCAGCGGTATATCGGTGTATCTCCGCAGAAGGTCGAGCAGGCCATCACCGGCCACATGATGTTGCTGTGATTTGGTATGAGGTAGCATACAGATATACAAGTCTCAATCGCGTTACGGTGGCTCGTTTCCTAAAAGAGGAAGACGCACAGGAATATTTGGATTTCAAGCAAAGCAAACGAGAAAAGGACGCATATCCACCACTCGGAATAATTGTGATAGAGCCTTATGACGAAGAAGCCGAAGAGGCTGAATACAAAGAAAAATTTAAGTAGAGTGCCTGAGTGCCGTTTCTGTGGGTTTCCCCCCCACGGAGGCGGCACTTTTTATTTTGGTGTGAGGTGAGATTATATGGAGCATGACCGTAAGTGGGTCATTGAGGCTCTGTTCCGTGCCGACACGGACAGACTGGATATAGTAAAGGCCATATTCGACATGGCCCGGAACGAGAATAGCCGGGAAGTGGGTGTGCGGGTCCGCAACCTTGCCGGTCAAAAAGCCTTGGAGCATAAGGGGGACGAGCTAGGCAAGGAGTTCAACCGCCTGTATTGGGATATCATGCTGTGGCTGGCTCCTCGGGACTTCGACTCGTACATGCTGTATCTGGAGCGCAACCGAAAGCCGGCGGACCGATTTTATCAGCCGCGCCGTTTCCGCTTGAAGGAGATTGTGGACGCGCTGCAGGCTCTGGTGGATGACGAGCTGGACCAACTGTTTATCAGCATGCCGCCCCGTATCGGCAAGACAGCGCTTGTGAACTTCTTCTTCACATGGATACTTGGCCGAGAGCCGGAGGTATCGAACCTTTACAGCTCGTATTCGGCATACGTGACCAAGACGTTCTACACCGGTGTTTTGGAGATAATCAATGACCCGGACACATACGCATGGGGCGAGATATTCCCCGAAGCGAACCTTGCCGCCACCGATGCCACAGATCTGCGCATTGATATCGGCCGCCGCAAGAAGTATCCCACACTGACCTGCCGAAGCATTGACGGCGCTCTGAACGGCGGTGCCGACTGCCAAGGTGTCCTGTGTGGCGACGACTTGGTAGAGGGTATCGAGGAAGCGGTCTCCCCCGACCGACTGGCCAAGAAGTGGAGTACGGTCCTGAACAACCTCCTCCCCCGCCAAGTGGGTAAGAAGGGAAAAATCGTTTTCATGGGTACCCGTTGGAGCCTGTATGACCCAATCGGGAAGCAAATCGAACTGCTGGAGAACAACCCGGACTATGCAAATGTCCGGTACAAGGTGATCAACCTGCCTGCGCTGGATGAGAATGAGGAGTCTAATTTCGACTACCCCAACGGCAAGGGCATGAGTACGGACCAGTACAAGCAGCGACGAGCCGCCATGGAAGAAGCCGGCCAAATCGCAGACTGGGAGGCACAGTACATGGGCAATCCCATCGAGCGTAACGGCCAGCTGTTCGACCCGACCGTTATGCGGTTCTATAACGGCGTCCTGCCGGAAGGTGAGCCGGACCGTGTATTTTCGTTCGTTGATACCGCATACGGCGGCGGCGACTACGTATCTGCACCGGTGGCGTTCCAGTACGGCGACGAAATCTATATCCATGACGTGGTGTTCAACAACGGGGACAAATTCATCACCCGGCCACTGGTGGTGCAATGCTTCGTCATCAACTCTGTGGGTTCCGCCCGGTTCGAAGGTACCAAGACCACGGACGAATACCGGGAGTGGGTCGATGCGGAGGTCAAAAAACGCGGCCACCGCATGAATATCACGAGCAAGGCTGCCTCTACCCGCAAGCGCAAAGAGGAGCGTATTTTTGAGCGAGCACCGGAAATCCGGGAGTTCTACTTCCGCGATACGGCACACCGTTCTCCGGAATATGCGCTGTTCATGCGTAATCTGCACTCGTTCACCATGACGGGCAAGAACAAGCACGACGATGCCCCGGACAGCCTTGCAGGCCTGTGCGACATGATCCACCGCGCCGCGTGTAAGCCGCGCATTATTGATAGGCCTTTTTAATGGCGAAATGTTCCGTAAAACGGTATTGACAGTATGGTGAAAATTCAGTAAAATTAAAGAAGGATGGGTCTTCATCTGCCTATCTCCTTTCTCCCGCCCGGCTCCGGGGCGGTTCAGTACCGGGCTCGCCGTCTGCCGTGGCGGAAATAACGGCATTATGGGCGATTAGCTCAGTTGGCTAGAGCTGTAGTGTCCCGGGTTCGAGTCCCGGATTGCCCCGATAAGGCAGGGTCGCTCCCTTCCGTGCAAGCCGGACGTATGAGGACAACGATACAGTCGGGACACGACGGAGCAGCCACGCCGCATACCCGGATGTGTGAGCCGGGGCCTCACCGGTGGCAACAGGACTTCGAGAGCCTGAAAAAACCGGGCTCCTGGAAGTATAGCTCAGTCTGGTAGAGCTTCGGACTGTTAATCCGATGGTCGGTGGTTCAAATCCATCTGCTTCCTCCACTCTTTTCCGTATTGCCGGGAGTCCCCTCCCCCGGCCTTTATGGATCACTGGCCCGAGGGTACGGGCAGACCGCTCATAACGGTCAGGTCTTGGTTCAATTCCAAGGTGGTCCACCACCCCGCGTAAAAGCGGGGCACCTCCTCTTGTGGTTCTGTGACGGCTCGGAAAGACGAGAAGCCCTGCGGCGGGGTTATCCATGGCCCTGCCGCAGGACGCAATAATATGCCGTTGCATCAGTTGGAAAACCAACGGGTGTTGTTGCAATGCAGGTTCAATTCCTGCCAACGGCACTAAATCTCCAAAGGCCACGGAGTTGACACCCCGGAAAGACGGGGGCATGCGCAGCACTGGTGTAACTGGTAGCACCCTGGCCTTCCACGCCACAAGTGTGGGTTCGAGTCCCACGTGCTGCTCCAAGAGCCAAAGCCGACAGCGTACACGGTTAAATATCCGGCTGAAAGATGCCGGTTCCGGTCGGCAGGCCCCGGCTCCGGGAAGGGCCACCGCGCAGGAAAAGGTGCGAACCTGCACATACCGCGAAGAGCGGTATATGGGAGTGTAGCTCAGTTGGTAGAGCCATGGGTTAATAGGCCCACAGGGGCGCCGGTTCGATTCCGGCCATTCCCGCCATCATAGAAAGGGGCGGTGTCGATAGTTGCCTAAGAAAACCGAAGCAATTAAAGTGTTCTGCCCCGTTTGTGCCAAGCGAGGCCGAAAGAAATGGATTGACACCGTTGGTCCGGGTGCATCGGGCACCATTTATCCCTTGTGTAAGCTGCATGGGAACGTCATGGTAGACCTCGACAAGCTGGACGGCGAGAAAACATATATAACCGTAAGTGCCTAAAGTGCCGTACTCCCCTGCTGGGGAGCGCGGCACTTTTTGTTATGGGGGGGTAATTCATTTGATTACATTTGGACGCCGCAGGATCTTCGCGGACTGCGACGAAATCAATGCCTCGAACGTTGAAAAAATCATAGCTGAAGCACTGACGGTTCATCAGAAAAACGCGCTGGAAATCGGCTTCCTACGGAGGTATTCCAAGGGCAACCAGCCTGTCTTGCGGCGCAAAAAGAAAGTCCGTGCCGATATCACGAATAAAGTCGTTGTGAACATTGCGGCCGAAGTGCTTGACTTCAAACTGTCATATATCTTCGGTGCTCCTGTTGACATTGTGCGGCCGGCGGACTCCTCCACCTCTGTGGATATTAGTCCCCTGCAGCGCATGATGGCAGAGCAAGGAAAGGACGATATCGACCAGGAAATCGCAATGGATTTCTGCATCGGTGGACTGGGGTATCGCTGTATCATGCCGAACAAGGATGAGGACGAAATATCTCCCTTCCGTATGGCAGAAATGCTGCCGGAAACCACGTTCTGCATTTACAAGAACGATATATTCAAGACCAAGCTCGCCGGTGTCTCCTTCATTGTGCAGACTGACGGAAAGGTAACGTTTACGGTCTTTACCAAGAAGCACCGTTTTGAGTTGAAAAGCGATACATCTGCTGGTCCGAAGCTGAAAAAAACCGAGCCGAACGGCATTGGTGAAATCCCCATTGTGGAATATTCCATGCCGGAGGGTATGGGTGTGTTTGAAAAGGGCATATCCAAAATGGATGCCTACAACACAGCCACTTCGAACCGGATTGACGATGTGGAGCAGTTTATTCAGTCCATCCTTGCTGTCTTCGGAGTCGATTTGACCGAAGAGGACTTGGCAAAGCTGAATAAATCTCTCTGTCTGATTGTTCCTGATATTCGAGAGGGTGTCACGCCCGAGGCGAAATATCTGGTAAACAACCTGGACCAGTCCGGTGTTCAGGCCATTATGGGATGGTTGAACTGCAAACTCGCATTGGTCGAAGTCTAATTCTTATAAAGGGGGATTGTATATGATTTCTGTTTCAGACGCTTGGAAAGCGGCCCAGAAGGAGTATCTGGTCCCCCTTTCTGATATCCAAATCGAATATGCTGTTACCGACCCGGGCGTTCAGGAAGCCGCCGAGGCCACAGGTACTCCGGAGCATTCGAACTCCAGGGTCGCCTTGACTACCGTTGAAGGGAGAGCTGCGGAGGAGAAGTATGCCACGCTGGAGCATAATATGTGGGCTTTGAACGGAGCACACTCCCTCCTCCCTACTCCGAGCACGCCTCTGAGCGGTTTCGTAAGCAGTGTGCTTTGTGGGGATGATGGCGTGTTTACTACCGTCCCTACCATCACACTGTCTTTTGGTCGGGTGAACGAGAATTATGTTCCCGGACTGACTCTTATTTGGTCCGAGGTTTATGGGGAATATCCAATAGAATATCGGGTTACGAGCTATTGTGGTACTACGAAACTGGGGCAGATTACTGTCACCGACAATAATTCTCCTCTGTCCATTCTGGAGTTTGAGATGTTCGGTTACGACAAAATCGTAATTAAGATATTGCGGTGGTGCCTTCCTCGCCACCGGGCTCGTCTTTATAGCTGTTGGGTTGGACTTCAGAAGATTTACACCAAAGCGGACCTAACCGATTTCTCCCACGAGCAGAGCGCAGATCTCTTGTCGAGCGAGCTGCCGAAAAATTCTATCGTATTCTCGCTGGACAATACCGGTGGCATCTGGAACCCGGAGAACCCAGCCGGGGTGGAACGTTACCTGGTAGCACGGCAGACCTTGAAGGTGAAGTATGGTTATCTAATTAACGGGGAAATGGAGTGGGTCAAGGCCGGCACCTTCTACATGAGTGAGTGGAACACTCCAGCCAATGGTATTTCGGCTACATTTACTGCTCGGGATATGTTGGAGATGTGTACGGACATATACGTAGGCATCACCACTGGCTCATTGAAAGAGTTAATCGAGGCAGCTCTGACGCAATCCGGGGTGGATTTGTCCAACGTGTCGCTGGACGCCTCCCTATCCAATACCACCACGAGCCTGGGCGAAAATGATAGTTACACCTGCGCCGAGATTATTCAGTTGGCCGCCAATGCCGGCCGCTGCATTATGTGGCAGGACCGGGAAGGAATACTGCGTGTCGAGCCGCTGAGCACCGTTTTAACCGACTATATCATAGGCGAGATGGACAATGGTTTGGATAACACCTATCAGCATCCGGAAGTCGAGCTGACCAAGAGTTAAAGGCTGTCACGGTTAATGAAGGACTGGGCGGCGCGGTGAATAGCACCACCGGTGTGACGCAGCCTGTCGATAACCCGTTAATCGTCGATGCAGACACAGCCGAGGCGGTCGCTCAGTGGTGTGTGGATTGCCTGAAGAATCGTAGCCTGTTGTCGGGTGAATTTCGGGCCGACCCGCGCCTGGATGTATTGGACCGTATCACCGTGGTATCTAAGTACAGTTCCAGTCCTTTGTATATCACAAACATCAAATACACCTACAACGGTGCGTTTCGTGGAAGCTTTTCGGGCCGCGTGATACGAGATGAGTAAACAAAAGGGCGTGATGATATGGGCCAGTTGAACTTAATTGCAGACCGGACTCAGGTCGATGTGGCTCTTGTGGAGCGATTGGCTGCCAAAGGGTTGGCCGGTATGAACACAGAGGAATTGGTCGCCTGGTACAGCGATTTGAAGGGCGCATATAACGCCTCCGACCTTAACCGTGTCGGCGAGGCCATTCTCTATGTGGCCAACCGCCTGAAGGTCGCCGGCAACGATATCGAGGTATCGCCCAAGACCGACTGGACAAGGGAGGATATACCCTCCCCTGCCCCGCTGGCTCATTACCTGGAGCAGATCCAAGCGGTCCGGTCCGTGCTGGCGGTCTATCAAACGACCCCGGCCGTCCCGACCGATATGGACGGTCTGACCCACGGCGAAGCAAACGACATCGAGAAGATCCTGGTCGATGTGGACCAGCTTATTACGAATATGATTGCCGCGTACTTCTACAGCGGCGAATTGTACGGAGGTGAAGTGTAATGAAGGACAGAGTATCCAAGTACCCCGGTCGGGTGCTTATGACCCCGGAGGACGGCTCCGCGCCTTTTTACGCAACAATGCAGAGGGCGGACGAGCCGACCCAGCCCGGAGATCCGCTGAACAAGGCCACCCTGCTGCAAGATGATACGGCAGCGCTGTTCGGCATGGGTTCCGGTGCTGTTCCAAATGACCTTTTCAAGGCAATAGGTCAAAACTTCATAAACGGCTATCCTCAAATCGGCGACCTGCGTTACTCCGTCTTGAACGGGATAGACGAAAAGTGGCTGCTCTGTAACGGAGAGCTCGTTCGAAAGAAGGATTACCCCGACCTGTATAACATTCTTCCTGGTAGTGGTGCTTCCAGCCGTATTGGCACGGCCACGGATGTGTTTGGGTCGGATTCGAACCTCTCTCGGCGCATTGTTTGTGGCGGGGAGTATATGGTCGTCTACGGCACAAACACAAACATCAATTCCTTCTATGTGACCAAGAATATCGCAGACGGATGGACAAAGGTAACTCTTCCTTTTACCTACGACATCGATTCGCTCACGCTCTGCTACGATAACGGTCTTTGGGTTGCCTTTGCTGCGCGAAGCGCCGATGTTGGCGAGACTCTGTATGTATACCCATACACCGCCAATGACCCTATGGGAACTTGGACACAACGCACAAGACTCGAAGCAGAGTATGAGTCCACAACCTACTTTGCATATAAAAACGGAACGTTCCTCTGCATTAACACAAAGAATAGCGCCTGCCTTAGCTATGCGACCAAAGATTTGGATGCTGGCTGGGTGAAAAAGACTGTTGTTGTCGGCTATCCTGATGGCAAGATGGGATTGTGTTATGCGGACGGAACGTGGGTCTTGGTTAGTAGAATGTATAATAGTGACGCTGATGGCGGATTGTGTGTGAACACCATTTCCGATCCAACAGATGTCAACCAGTCTTGGACGGAGTTGCCCCTGAGTTCTAATGCCATGAAGTCAATCGGCAGTCGCTATGTACAGCACGTTGGTAAGTACTGGGTTGTTTCTAATGGACGAAACTTCCTTGTAAGTACTAATTTAACGTCTTGGAATGATCCGGGATACCCCCTGAACGAGATAATGTACCACCCTATGGCGGTATACAACGACGAAGTTCTGGCTTGTGCAACAACAAATGCTCTTTATATCACGACTGACCCGACAAAAGGATGGACAACACTTACCCCCACCACGGGCATGGCCTGTCCTGCTTTCGATGAGGACGGGAACATTTGGGTTGTGAGAGAGGGTACGTTCGGCTCCTCGGTATCTGGCGTTGGCGTTTACACAGATGCGGCAAAACCGTTGCCCACGATAGATGTGGACCTAGGGTATGCCTACATCAAGGCCAAGTAAGGGGGTAACAAAATGGCAATTACACATCCGGAACTGCCTCCCAAAAAGGGTTATGTAGAGGTTGAGGTGGCAGGCAAGCGCACCTATCGCAACGTAGCGACCGGCGTTCTTATCGAAAACGAGGTTGAACTGCCCCAGGAGCAGGAAACTACCGTCTGGGACGAACTGGACGCAGCCTATCAGGAAGGAGTGAACGGCGCTTATGACAGCTAAAGACAGAGTGCTCCATCGTGAGCGAGAGCGCGGCAGAGCCGATGCCTTGGAGCTGGCCGTCCGCGCCTACGATATGGACGGCACGGAGCTGATCGCCGAGCAGGGCCACATTCCCGCATGGCGT